AGGGATGGGCATCTAAATTCACTCCCCTGTATGGGCCAGTCAGGGAATTGAAACGGATCATGTTTAAAAGGATATTTGGAACAGGCTCCAAGGGTGGCACCAATACAGCAGGCAGCAAGCTGCCCACTGAGCCATACAGCACCAAGCCAATCTATGTGAGTCCAAGATCATTGGCCAATGCTCCATCTAAATATAAGATTGGAAAAAGAGGCGAGCCGATTGAGTCGCTTTACTTCCCTGGTGGATATGCAGAACTTAAATCTGGCACATCACGCAAGCTGCCTCTTGAATTAACAGGTAGGTTAAAAGGTGGATTCTTAAATGAAGAGGTGATCACTGAGGGGCTGACTGCTGCCATTGCCCTGCCCGAATCAGAGCAGAAAAAGAAACAAGGATTGGAGGCTAAGTACGGCCCAATATTTCTACCCACCAAAGAGGAACAGGATGAGATGCTGCAGGATCATGCACAGCAGATTGTTGAACAGATTATTAACGCAATGAAAAAAGGATGAATCTATTATCTACCATACTGGACAGGCTCAATCAGAGAATTGAAGCAGGTAATATCTTTGATCAGATTTATGGACTGAGTGAGCTTGTGGGCGAGGGCAATGACAGAGCATGGGCTCACTACATTGGCAATGGTCAGGCCATCCCTGTAACTAACTTTGATGCCAAGCAAGGCACATTGTTCTGGGCCAAGCGTGGCAAGATCACAGTGGCCAAGAATGAATCATTGCGGCTTGCAGGATGTAAGTCAATCTATGAGACCAGATTTAGCATGACAGCCTATGCTATGGTGAGAAAGAGCCATCTGCCATGTGACTCTGCTGATGCACAAGATTGGATTGCATCAAGGGTGCTGAGGTTGATATCTGGCACCGATCCACAATTCAAGACTGCCATCGGTGTGGTGGCCTATGAGGTGGTGCCAAGTGGGTACGTGAATGAGATCAGATATTTACCTGTAAATTATGAATGGGCTGCTGTGGCCATTGATGTGGATGTTAATGTGAGCACCACATCAGAGGATGGATGTTATGATACCTGTGCCACTGGTGACATTCCTCTGCCAGACTTTGAGCCTTGCACACCATGCCTCACTGAGGTGGCTGTGGATGGGGTGACAATCACAGGTAACGGTACAGAGGCCGATCCATTGACAGCCATTGGGGGTGGTGGTGGTACACCTTTGACAGTCAAAGAAGAGGGCACCAATGTTAGCACCAATACCACCACATTGAACTTTACCGGGGCCGGTGTGACAGCCTCACTTACTTCACCCGGTGTGGTGCAAGTGAATGTGCCCGGTGGTGGTGGCGGCGGTGGTGTGACATCAGTGACCGGCACAGCACCAATTGCTTCAAGCGGTGGGGCTACTCCTGATATCTCAATCAGTCAGGCCGATGGTACCACAGATGGATATCTTAGCTCGGCTGATTGGAACACCTTTGACGGGAAGTTTGATACACCAACGGGGACAAGCTCGGACTATCTTGACGGCACGGGCACACCACAGCCATTCCCAACACTCACAAATGGCACAGTCACATCGGTTGCGGCAACTGTGCCGAACCCGACAAATCCAGCCTTTAGCGTTGCGGTACCTAACCCAACCACTACGCCAAGCATTGACATAACGGCAAACGGACTTGTAAGCCAGTATGTTCGAGGTGATGGCTCTTTAGCTAACTTCCCATTGGGCGGTGGCGGTGGGGCATCCGTTAACTATTACCTGAACGGCTCAATAAGTCAAGGCACAATTGGAGGAAATCAATATTTCCAAATGAGCCGCGTGCCAGTTCTCGGAGGTGGCACGAACTTCACACGCACAAACGCGCAAGGAAATGGATACATTGCGCAATTCATAACCGATGCAGGCGACCCTAATTTGTTGGCAATTCCTTCAGGTAATTGGAACTTTGAAACCTACTTTAACGCTTCGAGTGGCGGTGGCAATCCGAGTTTTTACATGGAGCTTTATAAGTACGATGGCGCAACCTTTACGCTAATTTCAACAGGGTCTACAAATCCCGAAGCGATTACAGGCGGCACGGTAGTCGATTTGTATGTAAGTGCGCTTGCAGTACCTTCAACTGTATTGGCTCCAACTGATAGGCTCGCAGTACGCATTTTTGTAACCACATCAGGTCGAAACATTACGCTGCATACCGAGGACAATAACCTCTGCCAAGTAATAACAACATTCACCACAGGACTAAACGCATTGAACGGCTTGAACGCCCAAGTTCAAAACTTTGCAACGGGTACAAGTGGCACGGATTTCGGGATTACATCGGCAACTGATACCCATACATTCAACCTACCAACAGCCTCGGCAACAAATAGAGGTGCATTAAGTAGCTCTGACTGGAGCACGTTTAATGGCAAGTTCAATACACCAACAGGCACCACAGCAGAGTACATCAGAGGCGATGGCTCGCTAAATACATTCCCCACCATACCGGCTCAATTCAATCCATCAGCAGGGACAGGAATAAGTATAAGTGGCAGCTATCCAAACCAAACCTTTACCAATACCGCACCGGACCAGACTGTATCATTAACAGGAGGCACTGGCATTGCAGTGAGTGGTACTTATCCAAGCTTCACCATTAGCAATACAAGCTCAGGCCCTGTTATTTATAAGAGCACCACTGATGGAACGGCAATCACAGGTGTGGCAGGTGAGCAGATCACAGCAAGCCAATTGATCCTGGCCAATACCTTTGCAGTGGGAGATATTATAAGGGTCACATGGAGGGTCACTAAAACAGGCACAGCCTCATCTTTAACCTGTAAGCTGTATGCCAACTCATCTGCTTCTTTATCTGGTGCAACTCAGTTAGGTATTATCACACCTGGCTTTACCAATTCAAACAGCAATGCCTTTCAGAGGCACTTGGCAATTAAGGCTTCCAATAATACTCAAGTCACTGCTCCTGCAGGTAACACCTTCACAGACTTTAATACATTGACATCATTCACTGCTGCCAATATTGACTGGACTGCAAATCAATATTTAATATTCATGGTGCAGCTAAGTTCAGCATCTGCAGATGTGGCACGTACTTCATTTTATTTGATCGAAAAAATATGACAAACATTAACATTACAGCGGAGGTTGCTGTATTTTACAGCACCGTTTCGAATGGTGAAATAACAGCGGAATTATATGAGCCTAAGTGGACAAAGAATGATGACAATTCTTTTGCCCTTAATACCGATCAAGGTATTTACTGCATCACCATTGCGGATTATTCATTTAATGGCACAACTTATTCAAGTGTGGATGATGCCATTACCTATCTCAATTCTTTGTAAATTTGTAAAAATCAATAACTATGGCAGGCGTAAAAGTAACTGACTTAACAGCATTAGCATCAGCAGCATCAGATGATGTGATGTACATTGTGGACAGCTCATCGAACCAATCCAAAAAGATTGAGGTGCAAAATATATTTACAGGCCTGCCACAGTTCGAGAGTGGCAGCTTCACACCTACTGTCTCAGATGAGACAAATATTGTTGTGACACCATTGGCTGCATTTTATCAGAGGGTGAATGATGTGGTGAATTGCTCTTATTATTTAGAGGCACAGCTCGATACTGGTGAAACAACAGGCACATTCAATTTATCACTACCTGTGGCCTCTGACTTTGCCAATGCAAAAGATTTATTTGGTATTGTATCACACAATGCCGATTATACTGAGTTAGCATCATGGGATCTTAGTGCCGATACGGTTAATAACAAGTGTTCTGTAAATTTAGAGAGCACATCAACTGCATACGGGTACCAATACATTTACATCGTAGCTCAATATTTGATATTATAATGAGATCCACATCCAAGTCAGGACTTGATATCATAAAGAAGCATGAAGGGCTAAGGCTTAATGCATACCTCTGCCCTGCTTCTGTGGTCACAATTGGGTACGGAAACACCCGATATCCTGATGGTAGCAAGGTAAAGATGGGAGATAAATTGGACAATGAGCAAGAGGCAACCTCTCTTTTATTGGCTGCCATGAAGTCATTTGAGGATGCAGTAAACAGGCACCTTCCTAATATTAACCAGTGTCAGTTTGATGCCTTAGTGTCTTTCTGCTATAATGTTGGCACAGGGGCCTTTATTAAATCGACACTATTAAAAAAGGCCAAGGCCAATCCTGCTGATCCATCCATTGTTGATGAGTTTAATAAGTGGGTCAGGGGCGGTGGCAAGGTCCTGCCCGGACTGGTGACCAGGAGAAGAGAAGAGGCCAAGCTGTACTTCTCACTTTGTAAATAAATGCCATTATTTATATTAACATGGTCATTCAATTTGCGTAAATTGGAACATGACCAGGCGAACTAATAAAGGCAGGAGAATTTATAATATTATCTTGAAGCATTGGAAGGCTACTGTTGGCAGCTTAGTGATACTGGCATCTGTATTCTTGCTAATACTAAAGAAGATTGAAGTGGAAACTTTGGCTGCTATTGTGGGGGCTTTATTGGCAGCAGGCTATTTACCTAAAGCAAAAGACAATGACACCATCTGACACCATACATTGCACCAATCCGGGCCACTGTAAGAATCATCCGGTGGTACAGGTAATTGATATGCCAATTATTGCCGATACTGTGGCAGCAATTGAGGCAAACACTGTTGCGGTTGATATTGTTTCACCCATTGTTAATAAGGTCATCCACAAATCTATTGACACAATAAGACCTGCTGATGTATCTTTAATAAGTGAATACACGTACAGCCCGGTAATTATTCACCAAGTAAGAAATCAGCCAGAAATTAAGCAGCCTATGAACTTTGATTTACTTATAAACTCTCTTTTATTCAGCTTTATGCTGGTTTTGAGTGCCAAATATGTGCTCACTTGTGGGCCATGTTGGGCCTCATTATTTAGAGAGCTTAAGCAAGAATTATCCTAAAAGTTCAAAGGGCTTAATTATCTTTGTGATATGGCAAGCCTGCACATCCTGGACTCATCAATTGACCTGTTTTATGTGATCACTGATGCTGATGGCAGAATAGTGGCATCTAATGACTTATTCAAAGAGTACAGCAGCCACATTAAGCCTGCCAATTTTTTGGACATTGCAGCCGATGACAGCGACAAAGATGAGCTGATACGGTCCATCAAGAAGGCCACAAAGAACTCACCCGATCCGGTTCGGGTGTATGCCAAAACAAAGCAAAAGATTGGCTCAGAGAGGTACAATATGTGGAATGTTTATTCCATCATGGACAGCCTGCACTTTATCGGGATTCAGCTTGTGGATGTCACTTCAATATCTTCTCATGAGCACGAGCGTCAAAAGGTATTATTGGAGGAGTTCCGATTCATGTTAAGCCATGAGCTAAGGCAGCCATTGACTTCAATCGGTGGATTGGTTAGGATGCTGCTTGATCACCCAGAAGCCACCGAGCAAGAGAAGAGTGGCATCATGATTATGATTGCAAACTCAGTGGATAGGCTTGATGAGGTAGTAAAATTGTTGGTTAAGAAAGCAACCCGACAAATTTAATATCTTTGAGGTATGAATGAGCCAACACATCATTTGCCAACTAATGACCAGGAGTGTGATGAGAGATTAATCAGGGTGCTGATTGGGTACGTGATTGAAAAGGGTATGCCGCTAAATGTGGTGAGTCAAATTCTTATGGATAATTTAAGGGATAAATCATCTTATTTGATTAGATTTAATCAAATTATGAGCCATGTCCAAGACCTATCAATTTGACTCTTTAAAGCACCATGCCATCTATGGTGTGGTAATTCTGATTTTACTGCTGATAAACTTCAAATCTTGCCGAGATGAGCAGGCTGCCCTGTCCGATCTTAGCACCATGATTGAATATAAGGATAAATTGGTGAGCCGAATTGCCAAGGACTCTGCCACACTGGTGAGCCAAGCTGTAAAGATTGTGCAATCTGATAGGCTTGAGGCTGCCCTGACTAAAGAGATCAAAGACATGGAGATGTACAAACCAACTGAGGTGGTAAAGTACCGAACTAAAACAGTGGTAAAGACTGAGATTCAACTGGCCGAACCGGTGTACATCGACTCCTTTCCTCACCTTAAACTACCAAGGCCCTTTTATAAGAAGGATAAACACTTCACAATGGGGGGCGAGATTACCCGTTTAGGGAGGCTCCAGATTGACTCTTTAATTATTCCGACATCTTACACCGTAGCCATTGGAGATACGATAAGAAAGGGGCTAATAAACAAATTATTTAAAGTGTCCGATCCGGTGGTAAGGATAAAGGTTGACAATCCCAATGTGCAGATCACATCGATGAGTAATTTTGTGGTAAGGAAGCCACCAAAGTGGTACCAAACGACTGGCTTTAAGATTGGAGTGGGGGCCATGATTGGGTTCGGATTGGCAGTGGCCGCACCTTAAAATAAAAATATTGTGTTGATTTATAGATGTTTACATTTTGTTGATAGATTTTACTTGACAAAATCAAAAGTATTATCATACATTTGTCAAACAAATTCAAACACACAAAATCATGACAAAAGCAGTAACATTATTTAAAAATTTGGAGGGAACTGAGTTCTTCCATTATGATCACCTTGCAGGTATATTGACAATAATTATCAATGATGGCCCTCGCAAAGGTATTCATGTGCGGTATGATTCTAAATCGGCACAGCTTGCCAGACAGTTCAACAGAGAGCAAGAGCATGGGGTGCCTTATGACATCCGTATCTTCAACCCTTCAACAATAGAAGAGTTCCATCATGCCTACACATTTGCTGTGGAGGCTGTGCATCAAGGCGTACTTGAGGCCTTACAAGCGTAAATTTTTAATCCTTTATATTTTATGAAAGCTCCAATCAGCACCGGTGGCACCGGTACAAAACAGCTCGCACCAGAAGGGACGCACGTTGCACGTTGCATCCAGATCATTGACAAGGGTACCACCTTTGATGAGAAGTGGCAGAACAAGAAGAGGAAAGTTCAATTTGTTTTTGAGCTGCCCAATGAACAAACAGTATTCTCCGAGGAGAAAGGTGAGCAGCCATTCATTGCAAAAACCTTAATGAATTTGTCAATGTCTGACAAGTCAATTATGAGAAAATTTATTGAGGCATGGATCGGTAAAAAAATGAATGACAAGCAGGCCTCCGATCTTGACCTGTTCAAGTTAATCAGCAAGCCTGCCATGCTAAACTTGTCACACAACACCTTAGCCGATGGCCGCACCTTTGTAAACATCATGAGCATATCACCATTGCCCAAAGGCATGGAGTGCCCTGAGCAGATTAATGAGGCACTATGTTATGATACCACCGAACATGATGAGGAGGTATTCAACAAGCTGCCATCATTCATTCAAGAGGACATCTGCAAGTCTGATGAGTGGGCTGCCCGATTAAATGCAGCCACTAAGGTGACACCGGCACAGCATTACGGCACCGGATTGGCCACTAATGTGGTACCTGCTGAGGTGCCAAAGGTGGGCAGCCCTTATGTGAGCAAGTCCACATTGAACCAAGATGCCTCTGATCTGGACGATTTATTTGGCACATCAGATTCAACAGGTTTACCTTTCTAATTAACTGATAAAAAAAAGGGAGGCCCATGACAAAGCCTCCCTTTTAAATCACAAACAAAGCAACTCTCAAAGATATGAATGCAATTTCAAAAATCACTATTCCAGTGGAGAAAATTTATCAAGCGATAAATGATCCACAAGTGCTCCATGCACAGGCTCTAATCCACAGCCACAAAGATGAGACAGTCTACAATCAGGAGACATACAACCAGATGGCCTACACCATCAAGTTAGTTAATGATGTGATCAAGTACATCGAATCTTCACGCAAACAGGTAACAGCTCCATTGGACATCTATAAAAAAGAGGTCATGAAGATTGAGCAAGAGACCATTGATCCCATGCTGCAATTTATCCAGACCACCAAGGCCAAGATGATAGAGTACCACAATGTGCAGGAACGTATCAAACGTGAAGCAGAGGCCAAAATAAAAGCCGAGGCAGAGGCCGCACTTAAGCAGGCTCAATCTGTATCTGATATCATGGGATCTTTCACAGATCAGCTCTTTGCAACCTCAGTGGACATCCCTAAGACTGCCAATATCAGAACAACCATCAAGGCACAGATCAATGGTGAGGTGCAGTGGGGTGCTGTCTTGGCTGTGCTGTTTCAATCCGGCAAATTAGCACCAGAGGATCTGCTGAAAAACCTACCTGCTGCAATGAAGGTGTGTGGTGTGGATCAAATTTCAGGTATTGAATTAATCGAAGTTAAAACTCAATCGATAAGATGATGCAAACACAAAATAGAACATCAATAAACCGGCATAAATACGGTGCCTTAAAACCTAAATTTTCAACTCATCAAATTTTAATTTCAAAAAACATGACGAATCAAAACAGTGA